TGGAGCTATCCAGTTCGATCTAAAAGATTTAGCATATCAACAATTCCTTGATGCTGATACTGAAATCGAAGTTAGTGCCGATATGCCAGCAGGAACCGTCGTGGCTCAAATTCCATATGGATGGAATCATCCATTCTTGAATCGATATGCTAAAAGATGGGTTCAACAACATGAACGTTACACTGGTTCATTCAAATACCGCTACACTGTTATTGGTAACCCACTCTTCTCAGGAGCTATTGGTATTGCATGGGTTAAACGTAGAATTACCACATCAATCGTCCCAGTAAGTATGATGCAAAAATATTCTTACTCAGCCAAGGGTGTTACTATGCCTTGGAACGTAGTTCACACTCTCCACGATGCAAGAAAACAATTTTTCTATCGTGAGGTTTCTGATGACTTAGACGATAATAACCTTGCAGATAGACCACACTTAGTTCTATTTCTGCTTATGTCGCTCCAAAATCCACTTCAACCAGGAGTCATCACACGTGTACGTATTGCATCACGTTTTGCAACTGTTGGAGAAGGAAACCCATTCCGAGCCCTTGATCCTGCAGATACTGAGATGACATCCGAAACATCTACAACGCCAGTGCCACAAAATCGATTCCAGTCAGTTTTTCCACAAGATTTAAATAACCGTATTTGGCTTTATACGGATGGACAATTAAGTGCTTCATCGTCACCTGAACAAGATGAATTTTACCCAGACATGTCATATGAAGCCCGTAAGAATGGTATAATTGGTGGTCAACAAGGAGCAACAGGTCCAAATGATAGAGCCACCTATTATAACGTTGAGAATTGGGCAAAGACTGATACGGTTTCCCCACTTGCCACAGATTGGCCTTGGATGACAGGAAAATCAGTTGATCCAAGTGATTATGTCACTGTTTATATCTCAACTGTCACAAATATGGATCAAAAGAGTTTTTACGCCTGGATAAATAATAACAACTGGCCAGGATTTCAAAAACAAGGTCTTCAACATGCAATGACATGGACACGATGGAATGCAAATAAGGGTTATTTACCAGCAGCTATTTTAGCTGGTGGTGTAACTACACACAGTTCAAC